GATGTCTCCCCAAACGATTTATTTGGCTTTAGCGAGAAATCCGCAGCATCTTAAAACAGAGAAAGAGAGAGGTAAAAGCAATGTCTACAGCACAAATCATCTGTCTGGTGTTGTGCGGCTCAGCGATCGCTATTGCACTCACCAACATAATCTATTTGATTGCAACGCGTCCCGAATCATTTAAGCGCGATAAACGCAATGACGACACCAACAACCGCGACCACAAGACCAAGGATAGCGATATCATGCGTGACGATCAGCCTTGAGCCGTTTTGCAGCCGCAAGAAAGGAGGCGCAGCGTGAACCCCAAAATCAACATATTCGAAATGCCCCAAACTGAGGCCGAATACTTGGCTCGCCAAACGCTGCGCGCGGTGGAACGATATTTCGCCCGCCCAGGTGTGCAGGAAGCCTATGAACGCTGGCTCGAAGAGCGGAAGCGCAAAGAAAGCGGTGATCCCACATGCCCATCTGGTTAACTGCCCTGCTCGGCCTCGCCGCCGTCGCCCTTTGCGCCGCAGCGTGCTGGCGGGAGGAGAAGCTGGTGGAGTGGGAGAGTAGGGTGACCAAAAAGATAAAACGGAGGAGAAAGGAAGAATCATCATGGAAAAGAAAAAGTTTGACCGGGAAGAGGCCATAAACCTGATCGCAAGTGGGGAGATGGACAGGTTATTAGATTTTAACCTGCGCGGAGCCGATCTGCACAGAGCCAATCTGTGCGAAGCTGACCTGTGCGGAGCCAATCTGCGCGGAGCCGACCTGCACAGAGCCAATCTGTGCGAAGCTGACCTGCACAGAGCCAATCTGTGCGAAGCTGACCTGCGCGGAGCTAACATCGATTACGCCTGTTGGCCGCTATGGTGCGGGAGTCTGGGCGTTAAAGTGGACGTCCGTATAGCGCGGCAGCTTGCGTACCATTTGTGTGCTTTGGACTGCGATGACCCAGAGTACATCAAGGCCCGGAACGCGATCCTTGATTTCGCAAACCGGTTTCATCGTGCAGACGAGTGCGGGATACTGGAGGCAGAAATAAAGAACGCCGCCCCTGACACGGCAATTGTCAGAAGCGGCACGTAAGAAAACCCGAACAAAATAAGGCGATCCTTACAGCTACAGTGTAGCATTGGGGGCGCTGGAAGTCAAGGAGGCATATAAAATATGACCTTTGCCGAACGGGACGAACTCGCGATGGAGCTCTGGAAGGAGGGAGAAAACTATGTATTACGAAGGGATTGGCCCGGAGCGCGGAAAGCGCGTCTCCGCAGAAAACGCGCCGGCTTATGCAATGGTACGTTGCGGGATCGGCCGGATGCAGGATACCCCGGAAACGCCGGAGTTCCTGACAGCCCTTGTAGATTGGTATTTCTCGGGCAACTGGATCCGGAGGGAGGGCGATCCGCATGATTCCTGACCGCAGAGTTGACTTTTACATAACCGGCACGGAAACCGTGGAAGTCCATTTCCCCAATGGGGATCTCGCTTGCCAGTGGTGTCCCTTTTGCAAGCGGAAAACCTTCCGCGGAAATACTCGCGTTATCTGCGTCAAGACCTATGAACCGCTCAATGAGATTTATGAGACCCGGCGGGGCGACGACTGCCCGCTGGCTATTCAGGAGGTGGACACATAATGGGAATCCCTATCCTAATCATCGGTGAATCTGGCAGCGGAAAAACAACCAGTCTGCGCAATTTTGAACCGGGGGAAATCCTGGTCTTCAGCGTGGCCAACAAGCCCCTGTCATTCCGCAAAAAACTCGATACTGTCAAAAACGCGACCTATGAATCTATCGGCGCCGCACTCAAGCAAAAGCAATACAAGCGGTATGCCATCGATGACAGCCAGTACCTGATGGCCTTTGAACTCTTTGACCGCGCGAAGGAAACTGGCTATGGGAAGTTTACGGATATCGCCGTGCGCTTCCGTTCCATGATTGACTACATCTCTCGGTCTTTGCCAGATGATACGATCGTTTACCTGCTGCATCACAGCGAAATCACAGACAGCGGCAAAATCAAGGCCAAGACTGTAGGTAAAATGCTCGATAACCAACTCACCGTTGAGGGCCTGTTCTCCGTCGTCCTGTATTGCAGGTCAGACGGGCATCGATATCACTTTGAAACCCAAACCGATGGGTATACAACGGCGAAATCTCCTAAAGATATGTTCAATCTTCTGGAAATCGACAACGACCTGAAGATGGTGGACGGCACCATCCGGGAATATTGGGATTTAAATACTGAAAAATAACAGGAGGAGTACATACGATGAAAGCATTCAGCGGATACGAACCGAAACGGAGCTATGTCAGGGAGCAGCTGCCCGCGGGCGGCTATGTGGTCAAAATCATGGACGTAAAGCCCGTGCATAACGACTGGGGGGATATCCTGCTCCTGAGCTTCGATGTGGAAGAGGGCGACAAAAAAGGCTTCTTCCGAGACGACTACAGGGGCCAGACGTATGAAGACAAGAAGTGGCGGGGAACCTACCGCCTGCGCATCCCCGCAGACGATGGCAGCGATAAGGATGCATGGGCGAAAAACGCCTTTAACAACGCTATGTTTGCCTTTGAAGACAGCAATAAGGGTTTCCGCTTTGACTGGGACGAGAACAAGCTCAAAGGTCTGTTGGTAGGCGCGTTGTTCCGCAACGAGGAGTGGGAGATGAACGGACGGACTGGCTGGACCACAAAATGCTGCTCGCTTATCCCGGCGGATGATATCCGCAGTGGAAAGTTTAAAACGCCGAAGGATAAGCCGTGTCAGGACAGACCGGCGTCAACGCCTTTTGAAACAACCGGCCCTAAGGATTTCGAGGCGCTGGACGATGATGACGACCTCCCGTTCTGAGCGCGATGGCGGAATACAACCATTTTGAGATTGAACGGATGATGGAGAGCATGGTGGTGCTGGTGGATACGCGGGAGCAGGATACCCCTGCCCTGCGGCGCCGCCTGAAGGCAATACAGTATCCATATGAGCGCTGCAAGCTCGACTATGGGGACTACTCATGCCGGTTTGTAAACCCAGTGGGAGAGCCCATTAGCGCGGCAGGAAAAATCTGTATTGAGCGCAAGATGAACCTTGACGAGCTCTGTGCCTGCTTTACACGCAGTCGAGCCCGGTTTGAGCGGGAATTCATCCGGGCCAGAGAGGATGGGGCCAAGGTCTACCTGCTAGTAGAAAACGCGAACTGGGAAAAGGCGCTCAGCGGCGCCTACCGCAGTCGGATGAACCCTGCCGCGCTTACCGCGTCCCTGCTGGCCTGGAGCGGTCGGTATAACCTTGTTCCTGTCTTTTGCCGGAGTGAGACCTCCGGGGAACTGATCGGCAGGATCCTGCGCTATGAACTCAAAACGATTCTGGAGAGGGGCGAACTGTGATGCTGAAAAATGGATATATCAAGCTTTACCGCTCGCTCCTCGACTGGGAATGGTACGACGATACCGTCACCAAATGTCTGTTCCTGCATCTGCTCCTGACCGTCAACGCCTACGATGAGGATTGGAAAGGAATTGTTATCAAACGCGGTTCCCGTGTTTCCTCATATACCAAACTATCCGAGGAATTACATTTTACAATTAAGCAAATTCGGACAGGGATACAACACTTAGAACGGACAGGCGAAGTGGCAAGGACGGCATATCCAAGATTTACTGTATTTACGGTCACAAACTACGATGCCTACCAGACCAGAGGGCAGGCAAAAGGGCAAGCAAAGGGCACGCAACCGGGCAGGCAAGGGGCAGGCAAAGGGCAACAAAGTAAGAATATAGAAGAATATAAAGAAGAGAAGAAAGAAAACGCGCGCGCGTCCGGCGCAAAAACGCCGGAGCGCCCGACCGGAGAAAAATCGATTTTTGAAAGGATGCGGGAATGATGGGCTACGAGCTGAAACCATCGGACGTGTATGACCTGGCCCGCGTCCTGGACGCCGACGTCCACGAAAAAAGCGGGGAGCTTTTCTTCACCTACTGCCCATACTGCCGAGGTGGGGAAAGCAGGGATAAGAACACCTTCTCCGTCAATCTCACCAGCGGGGCCTTCAAATGCTTTCGCAGCGGATGTGGGAAGGCCGGGCATTTCGTGGAGTTGGCCCGGGATTTTCACTACCATCTGGATTTTGGCGACACCACCCGCCCGAAAGTGTACCGGGAGTTGCCCCAGCGCCCGATCCCCGTCCGGGAAGGCGCGGTTACATATCTTCAGTTCCGCGGCATTGGCCGGGCAATTGTAGAGCGATACCGTATCACCACCCGTAGGGACCGGCCGGACATCCTGGTCTTCCCGTTTTACGACGAGCACAACGTTCTGGCTTATGTCAAATACCGCAACACGAGATTCAACGGCAAAGGCAACAAGGAGTGGTGTGAAAAAGACGCAAAGCCGATCCTTTTCGGCATGACGCAATGCGTAGGCTTTGACCGCCTGGTTATCACCGAAGGCCAGATTGACAGCCTGACGCTTGCAGAGTGCGGGGTTCCCAATGCGGTCTCCGTCCCGAACGGCTGCAATGGCTTCACGTTCCTGGAAAACGTGTGGGATTGGATCGTGCAGTTCAAAGAGATTGTCGTTTTCGGCGACTGCGAGCACGGGAAGGTCACACTGCTGGACACCTTGCAGCGGCGGCTGCCGAACACCGTCAAGGCGGTCTGCATGGAGGACTATCTCGGCGAGAAGGATGCAAACGATATTTTTCGTAAGTATGGGAAGCAGGCAATCCTTACCGCCGTGGAAAATGCGGAAGTGCCGCCTGTGAGCAATGTCAAACGGCTCTCCGACGTGGAGAGCGTGGATATCTACAGCCTGCCGCGAATCTTCTCCGGGATTCCTGAGCTTGACCGCATCATCGGCGGCTTCTACTTTGGTCAGGTGATCCTGCTCACCGGCCGGAGGGGCGAAGGCAAATCCACCTTCATGGGGCAGCTTATGGCAGAGGCGCTTGACCAAGGCTACTCTGTGCTGGCCTACAGCGGCGAGCTGCCGGACTACCATTTTCGCCGCTGGATTGATCTCCAGCTGGCAGGACCCGATCATATCGCCGAAAGCCGCAATATGTTCGACGAGCCTGTTTACTCTCTGGCTCCAGGCGTGTCAGAACGGATTGGCCTCTGGTATCAGGATCGGGCATATCTCTACGACAACAACGCCGTGGACGGCGAGGAATTGGAGAGCCTGACAGAGACGATTGAACACACGATTCGGCGGTACGGGGTGAAATTCATCTGCATCGATAACCTGATGACGGCTATGGACGTGGAGACAAAAGACGACCTGTACCGGGCGCAATCCGCGTTTGTCAAAAAGCTCAAGCAGATCGCGGTGCGGCATGATGTGGTGATCCTGCTGGTCGCCCATCCGAAGAAGACACGGGAGCAGCTGGAGAACGATGATGTATCCGGCAGTTCAGATATCACGAACCGGGCGGATGTGGTGCTGACGTATTCCAGCAACGCAGACAAGCATGAGGATAACCCGGAGGATTGCGACAGCAAACTGTCCGTTCTGAAAAACCGCCTGACCGGGCGGATCACCCGCAAGGGGCAGGAAGTCGAGCTGTACTTTAGTCGGAAATCAAAACGGATTACGAGCAAAAAAGGATTCGAAAACGGTGTAAAGGAATACGGCTGGCTGAAAGAGAAAACCGCCCCAGGTAGCCGGGACGACTTTGAGGAGATACTGTGAGGTGTGTCATGGAGTTGCAGGAAATTGAGCGGTGCGCGATGCACAACGAGCCTCTGCCTGACGGCCTTGGGCAGCCGGAGCAGTATGCATATCTCTGTCTGCGCAGGCTGTACCAGGACTATTACAGCAGACGGATCCCAAAGGAACAGGCGCAGCGGGAGAAGAAGCAATGTTGTCGGGCGTACCGGGAGGCGCATCACAGGGAGCAACAACGATTGGAGACCATGCGCGCGCAGTTGGAAGCGGTGAAAGCTTCCGGTTGTGTCCTGACACAGATTATTCAAACAGCCGATACGGCAGACCTGTCCAACCTCCTTCTCTCCTCAGTAAAATGCCTATGCTTACTGCGGAGCGAAATGGTGAGCTACGAATTGATTGAGCAGAAAATCAACGAGCGGAGGCAATCCGATGCGAAAAATACGAAAGAGCAAACCGCTGGAACAGGCGATTGAGCAATACACGTTATATCACACGGTCGTATATACCTGCCCATACTGCTCTGCCCAACTAGGGGGGGCTGAGACGAGTAGGAGGCCGGAGAGATGCCCGGAGTGCGGGCAGAGGATCGTTTATCCGGAAAAATGAAAGGAGATCAACAACGATGACCAAACGAGAAGCGATAAAAACATTAGAATCAGAGTGTAGATTCGTGAAGTCGGCCTTGGCTGACGGCACCGAACACAGCAAAGAAGCAATGGATTTTGTTGCCGCCTGCCATATAGCGGTGAAAGCACTTAGGGAGAATGCCTATCTAAAATCTCAAAATAGCAAACTGCACTCAGAGGTGGAAGTAGCTGTTAACGATATGCAGAGACTCGTGATATTTAGCGCGGATCCGTGCGAGATTTGCCTGGGGCCGGGAGATTGCGAAATATGCCATTTTCAGTGGCGCGGAGTGGAGAAGAACAGCAATGATTGAAATGAATTACAACCCCAAAAATAAAGCTTTAATTTGCGAGGCAGAAAACCACCGTGGATATATCTACTACGAGTTTACCGAGGCGAGCCTCAAGTTCATTGCGGCTAAAGAGGTTACGAGTGTTGAGTACAGCGAGTGGTGTAGCCTTCTGCAAACACTCTACCCCGACAAACTCATTTGTTCCGGTCTTTTTGAGCTGTTCCTCGTGTTTGAAATTAAGAACGGTTGTCGGAAAGACCCGCCGCAAGAACACTGGGGGAACCTCGTAACTCCAGGCAGCGACGGCATACTGTTAGAACGGTTTATCGCCGCCCTACGTGAGCATGGAATCAAAGTGCATGAGAGCTGGTACGAGGCACTGGAAAGGAAGAATGAACGCAATGGAACTAAACCGCTTACTTGAAATCACCAATGACCGGGAACAGTGCGAATTTTGCCCGGGCCCCACTTGGTGTGAAAATATTTGTACCAGATGCAATAAAGTCAAGCCAATCACGGCGGAGGAATTGCGGGAGTATTACCGGGAAGTGAGAAAGGCACTTAAAGAGGATGCCAGATTGAAAGCTGAACTTGAATTGGCGAAAAAGGATATGACCCGATTGGTCAATGAAAATGAGTCGTGCCTAGTCTGCAATTATGAAAACTGTGCCGATTGTGAGGACGATATTACAGGATTTGTCTGGCGTGGATTATCAGAATGGTGGGGATTGAAGGAGTGACCACCATGTCCGACATCGACCCCGGCAAGCTCCGTGCCGTCCAACGCCTGTGCCGTCTTAAACTACCGCCAGATAAGCCGCAATGCCCGGATGAACGGTGTGTATGGCTGCTGGATGGTGGGCTGTGTCCGTTTAAACGTTGTGTGAGGAGGGATGGGTTTGACCGTGAAGGCCGTTGACTACCGCGAAAGTAATAGCTCTGCCAGCTTTGAACCTGGGGACTTTTGCTTGTACGCATTTGGCAAAGAAAACAAATCCAAAGCCGTGGTGGAAGTCGTAAAGGTATTGGACGATCCACGTGGAGTGGCGCAAGTTAAATTTCACAGGGTTTTGGCGGATGATACCGGTAACGGCTTGTTCAACTATCTGCGCCGTACAGGCGATACGATGAACGCCAGCTTTGAATATCTTAAAAAGTTGCCCCGAAAGCAGGTGAAAAAGTGACCGTCAAAGATGCCGAGAACATATCTTTCTGCCCTTATTGCGGGTCAGATGCTGGATTCTACACCAAGGATTATGTCCGTGGGATGACTAGATACTTTTACCGATTTGATGGCAGCGAAGCGGACAATTCCAGTTTGTACGATATGCTATACCACACCAAAGGCGCCTACGCTTATTGCGCAAACTGCGACAAAAGGCTATTCAGAATGAATCAAAGGGAGGGATAGAGATGCCAGAAGTAAACATTTATCATCCATGCATTACGCGAATTTCCTACCGGCAGGAAAAGGGAGATTCTGATTATGGCACCTGCCTATGGGCAGATTTTGAATTTGACACAATCAATTACCGCTTACAGATCACGTCTGACTGTGGAAATTATTCTTACCAGTGGGTTCCAACTCCGGGGAAAGAATCATTTTTTGGATTGTGCCGGAGAATCAAGCCGGATTATTTACTTAGCAAAATTTCATGTGAAACTGCAATCGACCGAAACGCGACATTAAAAAGCGCAATTGATTTAATTTATCAAAATTTTGGATATTTTGCCGACTTTGAAGATGACTGGGAAACGCTGCTTGAATGCGAACTCGCTGCTATTTCGAACGATGCAGAAATCGCAAACCATATTGTGGGTTTTGCAGATGAGTGCGGAATTGAAGTTGATCCCGGAGAAGCCTTGTGTTGCGTCCAAAAGACTTACCCATCAACAGCAAAGCGGATTGTAAAAACTTTTGAAACCTACATAAAACCTAAAATTCCGAAGGGTGAACAACCATGATCAAGCTTGACCCCGGCAAGCTCGCCCTCCAAATAATTTGCACCAGTCATATTCACTCAAATATTCTGTGCAGATTGCGCTTCATCGTAGTCAAGTCGGTTGCAGGTGTCAAACATTGCCCGATCTCTCCCGGCTACTGCCCATCATGCAAATATCGCTGTTTGCAGCGAGCAGGCGTTTATGAGCGGGCGCGCGAGGGCTGGGCATACTATGGCATCACAATTCCGCCCGCAGAATCCCACCAAAAAATAAAGGAGTGTAACAAATGACAACATCCAAAGAATATTGCGATGTGATCTGCGACGCTATTGATACATATGGCCGAGAGGCACAGACGGATATGTGCATTGAGGAGTGCAGTGAACTAATCAAGGCCCTACTCAAATTCCGGCGCTTACCACTGGAGGAGCGGCTTGCTGCAAAGGGCATGAAGGTTCTGGAAAATATTCAAGAGGAGATCGCCGATGTGCAAATCATGCTTTGGCAAATGGAATTGCTTTATGGGTATGGGTGCACGGAACATGAAATTGAGCGGAAGATAGATCGGCTAAAAGAGAGAATAGAAGCAATTAGAAAACCACATCAGGAGGCGAGCGGGGAAAAAATAAAAAGGGGGTGAATATTAATTGGTTTTAAAAAAAGACCTTGATGGATACAAAAATATTGATAAAAAAATATCAGCTCTAAAATTGATGATACAGAAACGACAATGCGAAATAGTTCATGATTCTGTAAAAGGCTCATATATAGACTATCCATACACTTCTCATTCTGTATCAATCTATGGCGTTCGTCCCGATACGGATAGGATGATTAGAAAGTGGAAATCGGAGATAATAGCGCTTGAAGCCAAGAAAGAAGAAGTTTGCAACTATGTAGATGCGATTAAGAATAGTAGAATCCAAACCATCATGTTTTATCACGTTTTGAATGGTATGGATTGGGATGAGGTTGCTGCCGCAATGGGCCATCATGATTCAAAAGACGCTTTACGCATGGCCTATACCCGTGAAACAAAAAAATTAAAATAAATTTTCGTAAGCGTTCGTTTTGTTCACAATGTTCGTTTTGTTCGTTTATAATGAATAATGGAGAACGTGTAAAACGAATTCCCTTTCACCTCTTTCTCCTTCGCCGCCTTTCCCCGGGGCGGTAATACCGGGGACTATCGTGGGGCAACAGGTCGAGACCGGGTTCGAATCCCGGAGCCCCACCAAAAACCTTGATTGCCGAAAGGCTGACTTGCGCGGGGAAGAGCAACGCGAGGCTCCGCCGGAGGCCAGTATTCCGGCAACTAAACCAATACCAGCGGACTGCCCGGTTGAGGAGAATAGTCCACTTGTCATATTTAAGAACTAAGGTATTAATTCGATATTGCCCAATCCGTAAATCCCTGATTGATGGCCTACTGTGCCAGACCAACAAAATTTTATATAATTAGCTTGGTTTAAAGCCAGCTCCTTTTGCGTAACAAAATCATCCGCAGTCATAGTAATTGTCTCTTTTTTTACGCCGTCAAGTTCAATATTTAAAATAAATTTTCCTTCCACGTATGAATCATCAACATGGCCCATATAAAATACCATTTTAGAATATTTCTTTTCTAGATTGAATTTTACACCCTTTTCATTCGACCAGCAATTCATTGTAAATCCTTTTGAAAAATCTTTACCACTCATTCTAAAGGTTTCATTTTCATATTTCTTAAATCCGCTATCAGGGTCAAATGGTTCTATATTTCCTATTAGATCTATCTTTGATAATGGCTCTGAATTTAACGAATCTTTATGTTCTTCCGGTTCCATAGTATTAGCATTTAAAGCTTCTTTCGAGTTGTTTCTTAGATCATCATAAGCTTCTTTCAGTTCATTATACTGCTGTATTAAAGCAGTTATAGCATCAGAATACGATGCATTATTATTGATGACGATTGAAGAGGATACGTCATTTTTGATCATGTTTTCAATTTTTGAGTTATAGACCGACGATGTACCCACTAC